TTCCCAAGCGTGCAGTGGAAGTTCCTCAAATTGCTCAGCAACGGGGAATGGTTTCCTAGCCGAAAACCGCCGCGGATAAAGGATGAAAAGCCGCTGTTTCATCGGTGTGAAGTCGTGGGTTGGGGCATCAAGGCATGAGAATCTTTATCGGCTACGACGACCGCGAGCGTCTTGCCTATGAGGTGGCGCGACGCACCGCAGAAACGTTTGGATGCCAAATTACGCCTATTCACGAGCAACAATTGCGGGCACAAGGGTTGCTGACTCGGCCATTGGACCGCAGAGGCGGTCTGTTCGACCTGAACAGTACGGCTCCACAGTCAACGGAGTTTGCTATCAGCCGGTTTTTCGTGCCTTTGCTGGCGCATTCCGGCTGGTGCTTGTTCACGGATTGCGACGTGGTTTTCTTGCGCGATCCGAAAGACCTATTTCTAGAAGCTGACGAATCGAAAGCGGTCTGGGTCGTCAAACATCCTATGTTGGCCTGTACTGCTGAGAAGATGGACGGCATGCAGCAGTTAGCCTATCCGCGCAAGAACTGGTCGAGCGTGATGTTTTTCAATTGCAATCATCCGGCGAATCGGCGGATTAATCTGACGATGCTTAACCAGTGGCCTGGGCGTGATTTGCATGCGCTGCGCTGGCTGGCCGATTCGGAGATTGGCGAGTTATCGGATGAGTGGAACTGGCTCGTGAACGTCCGCGAAAAACCGAAACATCCGGCTATTGCACACTTCACACTCGGCGGTCCGTGGTTTGCCGGATGGGAAGGTGCGGAACACGATCACATCTGGCTTGAGGCACGAGAGCGATGCGCATTGATGTCGTAACACAGCCTGCGGTCGAGCCAGTCAGCCTTGCCGATATTTGGGATTGGCTGAACCTTATTCCGACTACGGATAGCCCACAGGCGACGCCGTTCGATGCCAAACTAGCGTCGATGATTGCTTCGGCGCGCGAATACTGCGAGGCATTGACTAATAGGGCATTCGTGCGGCAGACCGTGAAACTCACGCTGTCTCGCTTCCCACGGCTCTGGTGCGGCTACTATCCCGGCTACGGGTATGTCATGGATCATGCCTCGTGGCCTATCCAGCATGATCCGAGGCGATATCGCGTGATCGAATTGCCGCGTCCTCCTCTGGTCTCGATCGAAAGCGTCAACTATTACGACCTCAACAACACTCTGCAAACGGTCGATCCTGCCGACTATCTCGTTTCTTCCGGTAATATGCCGGCGACGCTACAGCCGATCAACAATGCGTGGCCGGATACCTACCTGCGCGAGGATGCCGTGCAAATCACCTTCGTTTGCGGGTACGAAGGCTCAGGTTCGCCGCCAGACCTGACAGACGGGATACCCAAAGGAATCATCCAAGCCGTCAAACTGACGGTTGAGAAAAACTTCAACCCAATGAGTGCCGACCAGCAGAAACAACTGGAGGACGCTATCGGCTGTTCTCTCGCCAGACACAAGGTCTACACGCTGTGATTCGCACTGACCTAAATCCGCGCCGCTTGGACCAGTTAATCCAGTTCCAGCGTAAGAGCAACACGCGCGACAATGACTCTGGCGAATTGATACCGGAGCCGTGGATAACGGTTTGCAGCGCGCTTGCCGCCATTGATGCGACGCGAGCGAAGGAACGGTATCAGGCCGAGCAGGAACTGCCAGCGCGCGATTACACGGTCTGGATCTGGTGGCGTAATGACATCGACTCCAACATGCGAATCAAGTGGGGAACGCGCGTCTTCGATATCGTCGGTATTCCCGACAACCAGAAGCGTGGTCTGTTCCTGTCTCTGTTTTGCACCGAAGGTGTGAATGATGGTTGAGACTGTCAAAGTCGAAGGGCTTGACGAGATAGTGGCGCGGTTGCGCGCTCTGCCGGAGGCCGTGTCTGGCAAGAATGGCGGCCCTCTGCGAGCTGCGCTGGCCGCTGCTGCTCGTTTGGTGCGAGACGATGCCCGCGCGCACGCGCCGGTAGCTACTGGCATGCTGCGCGACAACATTATCGAATACCGCGACCGTAATCCGGAACGGATTGGCGCAAACGAGCATTACCGAGTCGGTGTGCGCAAGCTAGTCTTGAAGGGCCGCGTCAAACGATTGGTTCGGAAGATTCGCAAGTCTGCCTCGATCAAGATAGCCGAGGATTCATACTATTGGCGATTTGTCGAGTTTGGAACGGCAAAGATGAAGGCTCGCCCGTTCCTGCGTCCCGCTTTCGATAACAACAAGAGCGAGATTAACGAGACGATGATTCAGACGCTATCGAAAGGCATCGACGCGGCTGTCGTGAAGTTAGGCGGCAAGCAGACATGAATCCGCCAATCGTATCTCTAATCGAGGCGGCGACGCCGCAGATTACCGAGTTGGGTAGTCCGGCGCGCATCTTCCCGGACATGATCCCGCAGGGGCAATTATTGCCAGCAGTGATGTACACGGTGGTTTCTGGCGCGCCTGAAAACTATCTGGAAGCGCCGCCGACTCTGGACAGCATCGTGTTCCAGATAAACGTATGGGCGCATACCGGGCGTGATGCACAGGACATTGCAGACCGCGTGCGAGTTTGCCTAGAGGATGGCGGGAGGAATTGCTGCATTCGCCTGAATCCCGGCGATTTTGACCCGGATACGAAACGGTTTAATGTCAGTTTCGATTTTGAATTCTGGCTGTCGCGATAGTAAGGCACGTCGCGCGCCGGAACGGTGCCCGCTCAGGCGGGCTTTTTGTGCCTGCTATTGAGAGGTAATTGACATGAGTGGCGAAGTCAGAACACAGGGCACCGAAGTATATTTCGGGGACACGATCAACTCCCCACAGGGCCTGAAGAAAATCCTCAACGTGATGGACGTGGGCGAGTTTGGCCCGCAGGCCGATGATATTGAAGTGACGAACTTCGATTCGACGGCGAAAGAATATCTGGTCGGCCTGCCGGACAACGGCGAAGCGACATTGCAGATCAATTTCAAACCGACTGATGCGGTTCACCAGTTGCTCAACTCGTGGGCTGGAACATCGAACCGAGTCACATTCATTGTCTGCTTTGCGGACGGTACGAATCCGCCGACGTTCGTTGCCAATGCCGTAGTGGCTCCAACCTCTCGCACCAGCGCGAAGTTCACGGCATCGGTGAAGACGTTTCGCAACGCGATCAAGAAGAACGATGCGGTTCGCTCAACGGTCACGCTGCGCATTAGCGGCGCGATCACCTGGTCGTATCACTCGTAAGTGCGACAACCGGGGAGGCGGTCTAAGGCGTCGTCAGCCGTGACGCACATTCTGTCTCCCCGGCCTTCCTCAACGGCTGGAGATTCATATGCTTTACGATCTGAAAGAGTTCATCGGTGAAGTCATCGTTTCTCGTGATATCGAGCATAAGGGCAAGAAGCAGACGTTCTACTTCGCGGAGATTTCGTCCGAAGAGGCAGAAGACTTGTTCCTCGGCATTTCCAAGACGGACGAGAAGAAGAATCGCGGGCTACGGTCCAAAATCATTGCTTCGTGCGTAAGAGATAAGGAAGGTGCGAAGGCGTTCACCATCGAAGAGGCGAACAAACTGCCATTGTGGCTCGTGGCGAAGCTCCAGGATGCCTGTCTTGAAGTGAACGGCCTTACGAACGAACAAAAGGAAGAGACAAAAAAAGAGTAACGGAAGGTTCCGACCGTCTATGGTGGGCCTTGTTCATTCGGACAGGGCTCCCGCCACGGATCGCTAAACGCTTGCTTACCTGCCGTGAGGCATTGGAACTGGCGATCTACGACCAGCGATTCCCGATAGACGATCAGAGTAATTTTCAGGTTCCTTCCGCAAACTTGGCTGCGATATACGTGAACTCAAAGAGCCACGATTCTTATCCTCTGTCAGACTTCATGCCGTTCTACGAATTCCCCGAGGAACCTGCGGCGGACTTGGACGAAAAAATGCGCGCCATGCTTGACCGGATGCCCAAGGAATAACGATGTCTGCCACACTCGGCACCTATAGCATTGACCTTATTGCGAAGATCGCTCAGTTCGAGAGCGACCTCGGGCGTGCCGCGCGGATCGCTGAGCAGCAAGGCAATGCAATCAAGCATTCCATTGAGAATGCAGTAGATGGTATCGAGGATAAATTCAAGGAGCTTGCCGGAGTCGTCGTTGCTGCTCTTTCTATTGATGCGCTTTTTGAGTTCGGTAAGCACGTCGTAGAGACTGGTGACCAGATAGCAAAGCTTGCCGAGAAAACTGGTATAGGAATTGAGGCACTTTCCGGTTTGACATTGGCGGCTAATTTGTCAGATGTCGGTTTTGAAGGATTGACGACTAGTCTGCAGAAGTTCGCTAATACTGCTGCGCTCGCTGCTAATGGAAGCAAGGAGCAGGCTGCAGCATTCGCTGCTATGGGAATCAGCGTCAAGGACGCACAAGGCAACATCAAGCAGACCGATTTGCTGCTAGGCGAAGTGGCCGAAAAATTCAAAGGATATAAGGACAGCGCGGAGAAGGCCGCTCTGGCGCAAGCTCTGTTCGGCAAGGCTGGCGCGCAGATGATTCCGTTCCTGAATCAGGGAGCGGAAGGCCTGGCAAAAATGCAGGAAAAGGCGAAAGCTCTCGGTTACGACTTCACTGGCACGGCAAAACTGTCTGAGGAATTCAACGATAACCTAAAGCTTCTCGGAGCTGGGGCTGTAGGTTTTGGCAACGACATTGCCAAAGAACTTCTGCCGCTTCTCATTGAGGCTGAGGAGGAACTGATACGACTTATTGAACTCGCTCGCCAGAATGGCGTTTTCCAGACGCTTGCGACGGCCATCAAGACAGTCGCAGAGAATCTTGACACGCTTGCGGTAATTATCGGGACGCGGCTTGCGATTGGCGCTGCTATTGCTGGCTTTGAGGCTCTTGCTGGAGCTATTAGTGCCGTAGGCGTTGCGGCAGGAATCGCAGAAGGCGCATTGGCTATTCTTGGTGGGCCTGCTGGCATCGTTGCGCTCGCTGCTGGCGGCATTTATTACCTAACCACTAAGCAAGACGAAGCTACAAAATCGGCCGATTTGCTTAAACAGGCCCAAGAAAAACTTGCCGGAGCTACAGATCAAACGCGTGCAGCGGCTATTGCCGCATCTGCAATTCTTCGTAATCAGGCATTAGACCATCTAAAAGCCGCCGAGGCAGCAATCGCTCAACTAGAGGCAGAACAAAAATTAGCGGAACAGCAACTCAAGGAAGCCGGTCCAAATGCAAACATCAATCTTCGCGGAGCGTTGTCGCTGAATGTCGGTCAGTTTGATTCAAAGATTGCAGATTTGCGGTCGAAAGTGGAAGGATTGAAAGGAACCATCAAGGATACGGATTCCAGCATTATTGCCGCTGCAAATGCACTGAAGACATTTGAGGATGCCGCGAAGAAAACCGCACCGAATGTTGCAGGACTAGGCAAAGCTAATGATGAAGCAGCCAAGGCTGCGCGCAGGCTTGCATCTGACGAACTGGAAATGCAGAAGTTCTTGGATACGCTGGCCGGTAAGGTTGGCGGTCCATATGAGAAAGCCTGGAGTGAGTATGCGGCAGCGATTGATCAGGCTGACAAGATAGCCGCGAAGCTCACTGCAGACGGCGGCTCGATGGCCGAAGCACAGCAATTTGTTGCACAAGCGACGGAGCTTGCGACAGAGCGATTCCGCGAGCAAACGGATGCTACCTACGTCCTCGACAATGCGATGGCAAAGGTCGATGCAACTGTAGCAAAGCATATGGCATTGCTCGGACAGACGGCTCACGAAACGCAGGTTGAGGCTGAATACGAGAAACTGCTGAATGACGTTCTGAAATCTCTTGAATCGGTCATGGGGCCATTGACCGAGAAAGAGCAGGCACGCATAGAGGGGTTGCGCAAAACCGCTGAGGCTCTCGTCACACTGGACGAGCAACAGAAGCAAAGCCAGCAATTGATGCAGCAATGGGCGAGCACGCTTCAATCCGATATGACTGGAGCCGTCGATACGTTCCTGAAAGATTTGGAAGACGGCGGCAACGTCATGAAGGATTTCGGCAATCTCTGGAAGACCATCGTCAACCAGATGATCGCCGAGGCGCTAAAGCTTTCGATCATCAATCCGATCATTAATAGCCTATTCGGACTTTCCGGCAGTGGCGCTTATCCAACCGGCAGCACTGGTGGCGGCGCGCTCAACCTGATTTCTCAAGGCGGCGGATTGATCGGAAAATTATTCGGCGGCAGTGATCTATCGTCCAGCGGCCAGATACCCGGCGGCGGAACGTACAATCTCGTTTCCGCTACCCCATATTCTGGTTTCGGTAGCTCGTTCGGCTATGGTGGTTTCGGCGGCGCTGCGCTTGGTGCAATTGGCGGAATTAGCGCCGGTATAGGCGAATACAAGGCAGCTGGCGGAGGCCTAGGCGGACTTGCTGGCGGAGCGGCCTACGGTGTGGGTACGTTCGCGCTTGGTGGAGCTATTAGCGCCGGCGTTAGCGCGGCTGCTGCTGGAGGTATTTCGGCTGGACTTTCCGCCGGCTTCGCAGCGATCCCGGTTGTCGGATGGATTGCCTTGGCTGCGATGGCGGTCAACATCATTTCTGGCGGA